CTCCTCTACCTCAAGAAACTTCTGCAGGGCTACAGCTGACCTGTTGACGCCGAACTCCCAATGAGGGAATATCGACATCAATTCGGCACAGAGGTAGTCCCGCGAGAACGTATCGGCATTCGTATAGTCCTTTGGGTCTATCGAAGCAGATACAATCTTCGAGTAATCGCCAGCGGATAACTGTTGGCGCATCTCTGAAGACGCTTGAGTATCTGCCGCGGTATATATATCCGCGGCAAGTTGGTTGGCCTGGCAAGCAGACTGTCGGTACAGATCCTGAAAAGGATCCGCAACTTTCTTTACCTTCTTCATGGGTAGATAACCTCATTGAGTTGGTTGAGTTAAGCAGAATCGCTGTGAGAATTAGAGCTTTCATTGCTCTTCTTCCTCACTGCACGATAGAGATCATACAGTGCTAACAGGAAGTTTACCACTACCGTTTTCATTTTAGTAGAGGTTTTCCTGCTGCTCAACCATTGCAACGGTCTGAGCATCATTGATGATCCCAACCGCAATTTTCCGAAGATCTTTGCGGTTCTGCAACGTTGCGTCTGCGGGAATAACGAACTCAATGTTCGCCCGCATGGTGTAACCGAGACTGGGGCGATTAACACCGTTAATCACCTCAGTATAGACGACCGGAATCGCAAGATTAATCTTGGTCCGGTACACCTTCTCAGTCTGACCCGCCACTGGAGATCGCTGTTGAAGCGTCAGCGGCCAGTAACCTAGGCTACTGGTGCTTGACTTCTCGAGCATAACGGCGGAGTCCCCATTTACCTTCACCGGTGAAAAGGTGTGGTTAACTGGGGTGGCGGCTGCATCTGGAACTACAATCGTGGTAATAGATCCCACGCGATTCTCCTAAATTGGAGGTTAGTGTTTATCTCACCTTGGATCCGCCAACTATAGCGGACATCAAGAGTGCGATGCCATTTGCCACATGCATCGGAGACGACTTCTCCAGCTTAGCTAAGCTGGGTAATGTCGGCAACGGTGCGCTACCATAAGCCTTCCGGCTAAAGCGATATTGACGTCCTTCGCCTTCAACCGTAATGCTCCCGGATAGTCCGAGTAGACCGGGGTTAGCTGCCTGCGTATAACTAGCAGACAGTGCCTTCGTCTTCATGGTAGTTTTGGAGGAGAAAGATCCACCCTTAAAGATCCACCCTGCGGTGGCATCGAGAGATGATAAATAATCTCCGATGGGGATGAACCAATCAGCAACAAAAGACCACGGTAGCAGTTCCCACGCAATACTAAGAGGGTTTGTCAAGCCCAATTGCGCGAGAGTGCTAGTCGGTAAGTCCGTCGGGACAAAGTCCAAACGGATAAAGCCCTTGTGCTCTATGTAATGTGATTTCTTTACACTACACGTAGCACCAACCACGTCACTGACAACTTTTTCAAAGTAGTCAGAAGACTTGATTGTCGCTTTAACGGTTACCGTACTCTTAGAGCTAGCCTCAATATCCCTGTGCAAGGCCGATACAGCGCCATGACAGTCAGAGAGGAGGGGCTTCCAACCATACTGGAGTTCAAGCCAGTGGTCGAAGAAATCCTCCTTCCGGGGCAGCTTAAGCCGCTTCACGTCCTTAACCATCCGATATAGTCGTCCGAGATTTTCGGCGACCAACCGGACCGTCTGACCACGCTCTGCAAAGGCCTGACCCAGATTCACATCCTGGGACTTTAACCTAAGCCGCGCTTTTATGATGGCCCTGCTCTCAAAGTTTGATGGCAGGGTTGGAAGGACAGTGAAATAACTACCGCCGGCATTACTGCCGCCGCCACCCAATTTTCTACATGGGTGCCCTGGAACGTTGGTGTCAGTATAATTTAACTGACAGTGAGCGGAGTAGCAAGCTACATAACCGGTCTCACCAGACCTACTATAATTTGTAGGTGGACGCCAACGACCATGGGGGGTACGAACTAGTGCGGTACGGGTTTCATTCCAAGACTCAAGCGGTGATTTAACCGTATTGAACGAGGTCTTAGCCTTATCGTCTATATTCGCAACGGAAAATGGCCTAACAAAAGAAATTGTGGCCATTCTACGATATGCCCTTATACCTGTGGTTCCCTAGGAAAACATATCCATGGGGAGTCGCAAGTTTATTTCTGCAGTAGTAACACCTGCAGTTTTGGGGAGGTTCTTCCGTAACCAGCCTTTCGACCATAGTAGGTTCAGCATACCAATCAGTTTGGAAACTGAAAGGAACTGTTTCCCACTCAGTCTTTAAGACTGGAACCGGCGTACACCTCAATCCCATTGCCCTGGATACTTTGGGGCAAAGTCCAGAGGCAAGTTTGTTCATTACTCGTCTTATTAGCTGCCGCATTTGATTACTCCTAAATAATAAAGAGTGATCTCAGGCGATAGCCCGAGCATGAACTGTGCGATCCGTTATTTAACAGACCATCGTGACTAGCTTTACGCTAGATCACCGTCGTGCACTAAGACGACGAAAGCA